TGGAATATTGAATGAGTACGTCGTTGAATTCCATACTCCAGTCGGTATCGTGACCGATGTAGATTCAGGCTTGTAGAGCGAATCTCCGCTACGCTGCGAAGATGACCATTGCAACGTCGGAGTGATTGGGTTTAACGCTTCCAGACCATTGGGGCTGAATGCCGTTGGGAATGCCGCAAGCGCTGTTTTGATCTTGACCGCAGAGTAGTTGTCAACATCGTTTCTGTAGACGTACTCCGAAAAACGCACAGTGAAGTTGTTGATTGCGTTTTGCTGCGCCGCGCCCCTGTAAAGCTCTGCCGTGCCAGCGCCGGTCAAATACGCTGGTTGCATCTGTGATGCGACAAACTTGTTCGCGCCCGTTGCTATCTGCGTTGACGCGACAGTAAGAATGGCGTTCTGCGAAGCGTTGGAATACACCCCAAACGGCAGGTAAGGCGTGTTTGCGTTGCTCTTCGCATACTGGCTGGAATACCCAAACCGACCAGTAGGAATGTTCATGTAAAGCTGCTGCGTGGTGACGCCATTCGGAATGCCGCCCACTGCTGCGGTAGTTCTGCTCCAAACGATGTTCTCGCCATCGGTGGCGGCTGTAATCCCGCCTTCAATCTCAACAGACGATCCGGTTGGATTGATGAATTGAGAATTCAGGTAGTAGCTTGACCGATCAATGATCGTTGATGCCAGCGAATTGGATACCGGCGTAATCTGCGTCCCATCGAAAGCAACAACTTCACCGCTTCGGGTCGGGCTGATCCAGTACATGATGTTGTTGACAACGATGACTGAATCAGGCCATTCGCAGCCGTAGTAATCCGATACCTTACGCTCTGCAAAGATCGGCCCGCCCGTGTCTTCGATGACATAAACGCCAGACCGCTTCAACACAACAACAAAGTCACGGAGTACGGCACAGGCCACCAGCGGCCCGCCATCGTCTTTGATGTCGTCTGTGTAGGCGGTTGAATCAATCGCTGCGTCGAACTGCTCTGGATTGCCGATACCGCTGATCCAGTAGCGATAGTTGCTTGCCGCGTAAGGAGTTCCACCCGACGTGAACGAGGCGACGTTGTTGATGCCGAACAATCGCTCGCCCCATGCACAAATCCGGGTTAGCTTCGGCGTGCTGGCAACGTCAGCAAACGCGCCCGTACTGCTCTTTTGCAGCAGATCGGCGCCGTTACAGGCATAGATGTACTCGCGGTACTGAGCGAACGAGAAGTAACCGTTTGTGTACGCGACACCGCGAGAAATATCAGCGTTGCCGGGATGTCGAAACAACTTTTTCGACAGCGAAAAAATGAATTGCTGCGCGCCCGTTGAATCTAGGTAGCACAGGCCGCGAGGCGAATACCCCGTATCAGCAGCAACCGTGATCGTAGGATTGCTTGTGTAGATCGCGCTGATGTTTGGGCCGAACGCCGTTGTGTAACCAATCCGGGTCGGCATCAGGTGATCGACAAACGTCAACGTCTCCGGCGTACATGGATCGCCGGTGTTCTGCCATGTCAGCACTAGAACTGCCTTTCGTAAGCGTAAGAACGCAACGAAGAATCAACCGATTTGATAGGTGGAGCAGAAAAGCGATATTGAGAGGTCAAGCTGATAAGTCCGTCCATCGCTTCATCAAACAGCGCCTTTGCTCCTTGTGCTGCCTGGTAGTCACGAAGCAATCCGCACGCCTCAAGGCAAGCGCCGTACAAGTAAGCGTTTGGCGCGTTTTCCAGCAGCCAATTGCTTGTGTTGGACACTGACAGCGCCGGGAACTTGGCGACATAGACCAGCGTCGCGGTGTAGTTGCCGTCAGGGATTGGACGAAAGTAAAACTTTGGGGAAGTCCCGCCAGCGACCGCAAAGAAGCGCGGCACGTCCGGGGTGTCAGAAACCAATTGCAATTGCGGCAATGATTGCTGATCTAGCGGATGCGTCTGATCGAGGCGAAATGCAATCGCCTTGATGAAATCGCTGGGGACTGTTGCCGTTTCGGTGGAGGCGGTAATAGTTACGGTTGTGGATTTCTCCATTCCGATGATCCCGCCCCGCTTTGCGGCTTGCTGGTAAATACGAGCCTCCGCAAGCGCAATACATTCCGCATCACGATCTGTCAGATCAGCACGGCCAAGCCAGTTGGCTACGGCTGTCTTTAGTTCAGAGTAGGTTGTGATTGCCACCGAAACCCCTTACTAGCCGAGCAGTCGGCAGGCAAGGTCTGGATAGATCGCCTTGACACCGTACAGGATGTCAATACGAATCTGATCCTTGTCGTTCGTGAAGTCGTAATCCTTCAGCACGCGCACCGAAATGCCATTGCTTTGCTCACGAGCTTTGAACGCGACACCATCCGGCAATTCGAGCGGGACGGTAACGAGGCCAAACGCATTCTTGTGGAACGCCAGGTTGGCGGTGTGGTTTGCAACCACAGTGATCGCGGCATTGTCAGCCGGTACTGCGCTGATGTTCTGATACGGACCAGACGAAATCAGAGCAGGCGACACGGTGATGGTTGCCGGGCCGGTCGAAGCGCCGGAGTTTGCATCACTGACGACAGTAAACTGCATCAGGTCAGACGTTGCCAGCTTGCTTACCGGATTGACCGAGTACACACCAGCAATCGTGAACACGTCGCCAGCTTTGACAATACCCGTGGTCGAGTTCGTCCAGCCGTCCGTAATCAGATCGTAAGTGTTGGCGGTCAGTTGCGCCGAAGTCGGCGTGGTGTAGCTTTGCGATACGCCATTAATCAGCGGTGTACCAGTCGCCACGCCCTTGGTGTGGGTCGTGATGTTCTGATCCATGAAGATGTCAAACGCGGCGATGGAGCCTAGATAGCCCTTGCCGATGAAATCTTCAACACGCTTCTGGTTGTAGACGCCTTTCAGTCCATCAGCGAGCGACCAGTGAGCTTCCGGGTCAAGCACCAGTTTCCGCATATCCTGCGGAACTGCCATCTTGTCCAGTCGCTTTGCGGCTGCTGCGACACCTGCAAACGTGCTCGGAGTGGTGCCAGCAGTACCAACAGCATTCCAGACGTTTTTGTACAGAGCGGCGAGGTCGCTATCTACTTGGTTCGCCAGCGAGATCATCGCTGGTTGGATGTAGCGGTCGCTGTACTCTTCGATAGTCAGCGTCAGGTCTTGAGTGGTGAACGACCATGCAACGTGTTTGCGTTTGTTAATCACAAACGGCGTGCTGGATTCGGTCACGTCCTGAATTGACGCGGTTGCGCCATCCGTTACCGAGAATTTCACCGGTTTGCGGATGGATACGGTATCGCCCACCTTGACGAATTCCTTTTTGTATTCGCGGTGGACGTTGTTTGCGAGGACAAGGTTGTTCTCCAACTGCATCAGCGCTTCTTTTGCGATGACGCTCGGAGTAATCAGGGCGTTAGCCATTTTCAGTTACCTTTTTTTGGTGCGCCATGCCCGGTATTCGGAATAACTCATCTGCGCTGGGTCTTTCTTCACAGACTCAGATGAACCGATTTCACGAACAGGCGCCGGGGCGTTAGAAACCCTTGGCCCTGATGCGGTAATGCGTGCCGCTAAGGTGCCAAGCTCCATGACTGCTTGAGCCGGATGTGATTGAGCGATGCGCCACGCTTCCTGCGGATTGCTGGCGAGGTGATAGGCGATGTCGGCAAAGTTCGGTGACGCCACAAGCGCTTGCAAAACCGCCGGATTCACTCGTGTCAGGTCTGGCAACTGTGGGTTGTTGACCTTTTCCGAGAAATCGGGGTATTTCTGCGTAGCTTCCGCAACACGCGATTGCGTGAATTGGTTGTATTGCTCTTGTTGCGCACGTTGAATCTGTTGCTCAGGAGTCATCCCGAGTTGTTGCAACGTTGACTGAACCTGATGATTCGCCGTATCGGTTGCATGGCGCATGACCGCTGCCTGCCACTCCTCCACGCTGTTGAACTGGTCAACGCGAGGCGCAGTGGCGTAGGCTTGGTATTGCGCTAGTTCTCGCTTTTGCTGGAGAAGGTTTGCCTCGACCGCTTTTGCGTAGTCTTCGGCGATTTGCTTCTCGCGCTGGGCTTGGTTCGCTCGATACGTCAGCTCGTCGATGCGCTTTTGAACACCATCCTTTACTTTGGCGTTCTTCTGCTCATCGTTCTCAGGGGTAGCCGGTGCCTCTGAAAATTGTTCTGCGGCTGGTGCGGCGGATGCCGTAGATTGCGTTTCATCCGGCAAGGGAGTATCCGCAACCTTTTCAAGGTCGGTAGTCACTTCTGACATGGTTTCTCTCTGTGGAGCGCCCCGTTAGGCCAACGGGTAGGCGTAAAAAAACCGCCCGTAGGCGGTTCTTGCATCGCGGAATGCGACGAGTTAGATAAGCAGCAGAACCGCTATTGCGTTCTGGTTCTGCCGGAAAAGCCACTGCTCACGAACGGTTGCAAGCCATCGCTGTGCCTGTTCGCTGTTCGCGTCATAGATGTTCTGTAGCAACGTAGCGATCTGGTCGCTTTCGTTATGTGTCTCTGCTGCGTCAAATGCGGCTATGGCGCGATCTAGTGCGTCTACCTGCCATTGCAGCGCTGCTGCTTCTTTGATCGCTTCTGCGGCCTGTTCCTGCCGCCTGGTGATGCCTCTGCGTTCACGGTCTGTTGCGACGTTCGGACGTTTGACTGGCTGAAACGGGATGCCGCCGTTTATCAGGTCTACGGTCGGCGAAGCGCCATCCCAAAACGTAGTGTTGCTGTCCCACGTTGTAGCGCCGCCGTCCCATGTGGTGCCAGCCATTTACACCAAATCTGCCTCGGCAAACAGCGCATCCACTTCGGCGTCAGTCCAGCCGAACGCTTGCTGCACCATTGCGATCAGCGGATGATCGCGCCGCGTGTAGGGCATTTTGAGATACAGCTCAAACTCACGCTGCTGTTGCTCTGGCAGTGCGGCGCGAATGGCGTCAAG